TGTTGGAGCTTCGGCTTTATGGATATGTAAGGGAACTGATGGTACAATTACATTTAATTTGGTAGAAGGATAAAATATGACTATAACAAATATGTTTGGTGATTTAGCTAATGACTATAGTATAAATAACTTAATTAATAAATTTGGTAGATTTAGTTTTGACACTACATCTGCTTTAAGAATAAGTGGAGCAACGAGTGTTTCAGGGTCGTTAACTACTGTAACTACTGTTGGTACAGGTAATATTGGTTTTGGTGATCAAGGTAAAGCTAGTGCTGCTATTAGTAATTCTGCTAATATGTATTATAGCTCAGTAAGAAGGAATTTTGTATGATTGCGGAACTAAAAGAAACAAGTAATGAAGAATTAGAAGCGGTTATACCTGCGGATAGAATAGTTGAGGTTAAGTTTGGTATTACAAATTTAGCAGATAAAGAGTTTAATGTAACGGATGAAATGATAAAAAGGATAGTTTATGGCGATAACTAATAATAATAGACCGATGATCGATAGACCGATGTGGGAGCAACTTAGTTTTGCACCTGCTACCGGTATAGCCGGATCAAACTTCGTAGATGATGATGAAAGATACATATATTACTACATACAAACTTCTGCAACTGCTGCACAGTTTTGGAGATACTGTACTTGGTTTGATTGCTGGCAACAATTAGCAACACCTCCTACACAAACAGGAACAGTTGCTAATATGATGTATACAAAAGTAGTTGGTGGACAATTTAGCGGACAAGTATTTGGTTCTATTTATTTATTCGTAGGTAATGCTACAATATGTTATTTTTATAAATATAATGTTGCTACTAATACTTGGGCTGCTAACTTAGGTACAACTGGTATTCCAGCTACATTTGCAACTGATTGTTATCTAATGTACCCTAGTGTACCTAGAAATAATTATGAAACTGCATATCATTCTGGTGTTACAAGAACTATAACTACGAGTGCTTTGGCTGCTGCTGGAGCTACAACTGTATCGGTTACTGCACTGCCTGAAGCATTAGTGTCTGGTACAATATTAAGATTTGGTAAATATGATATTACTATAACTGCTGCTGCAGCTAGAGGTACTACAAGTTTAACCGTTACTGGTGCTACTGAAGCTATGAAGGCTGGTACGATATTACAGTGCTATAACGGTTGTGAACTCTGTTTAAGTGCTGATAGTGCTGCTAGTGCAACTACATTGACTATATATCCACTACAGAAAGGTATACCAGCTAACTCAATAATTGAAGTAGATAAGTATGCAGTTTTAACGGCTGCGGCTGCTGCTTCTGCTACATCATTAACAGTAGCTCCATTAAGAGTTGGTATTCCAAGTGCTGCTACTGCTGGGTACTATGGAAATATGTACTTGGTTGGTAATAATGCTACTGTTGTTTATAGGTATAACATAGGTGCTAACGCTTGGGCAACAACTAGTGCTAATAGTGGAAATCCTGCTATAGCAGCTGCACCTGGTGGTGTTGGCCTAGGTGGAGCTTTAAAATGGTTACCTGCATATAGTCCAGATAAGCTTTGGTGTTTAAGAGGTGGGGCAACATCTAGTGTCTATATATATGATCTAGTAGCGAATACTTGGGCTACTGAGACTTATTATCCTAGCACTGAAACATTTACTACTGGTACTACGGTTGCTGCTAGAGGATTTAATGGTAAACAAGGAAGTTTATTTATACAAAAAGATAATACTATGAGAATTTATGAAGGTGTACCATATAGAAACACTTTAGTACCTAAATTGTACCAATGGTTATACCCTAATAGTACAGCAGTAGTTGGGGACAAGAGTTGTATTCTAACGAGTCCGGACGGTATCGACTTTTACTATATTATACTACATTCAAGTCCAGCGTTTGTTCGTTGTGCACTTATAGATAGTTAGTACGCCGTGTAAGGCGTACTAAAGCTACATTATGTAATAATTTAGTTATAAAGAAAACGGAGACACAAATGAGTGGAATAGTAGATAATGCATATAATTGGTTAAAGGGTAAATGCGTAGCTAGTACGGAAACTCCCTCGTTAGATAGGCTAATAAATAGTATGGAAGAGTTGCACGGTATTGCTAAAGCAATAAAGGAAGAGTTGAAGCAGGAGAGAGCTTTTTGGGAATCCAAAGTTCAGAGACAAGAAGCTATAATGGAAGCAATGATGGAAGTTCTCCCTGATATGTTATGGATGAAAGACTTAGAAGGTAATTATCTATATGCAAATAAAGCTATAAGAGATGGGTTGCTATTTGATAGAGATCCTATTGGTAAAAATGATGTTACAATGGCGTTGGCTGCTAAAGAAAGATTTGGTGCTGATAATCATACATTCGGTGAAGTTTGTGATAATAGCGACGTAGTAGTTATTAATAAAACTAAAGATGGCTCATTTACAAAAGATGATGGTAGATTTTTAGAAGAAGGAAAAGTTAAAGGTGAAATGATGCACCTTGAAGTATTTAAAGCTCCTGTGTTTTTTGAGGGTGAGTTAATTGGAGTAGTTGGTAGTGGTAGAGACCTTACTGAGTACATTAATGCATATATAGCTAATGAATGTATTGGAGCTAAGTGTCCAATGATAACAGCAGGTATATTTAATAAATTCAAATTTAGTGGTAAAGAGGAGTAATCATGAGTGAATTCGTAGGTCCAGATAGAAGAAGTAGTCATGACAATGGTGATAGTAGATTAATTTTGTATAGACTTGACCAAGTTGAGAAAGATGTTCAAAAGTTTGATACAAAATTAGCTTCAATGACTATTGATGTTACAACTTTGAAGTCAGAACTTACACATACTGCAGAGAATAGTGCTAAGTTTAGTGGGGCAATAAGTGGTATTATAACTGGTGTTATAATGAGTGCTATTGGGTTAGCGTTACAACAATTAGTAGGATAGAATGTATAAATGTATGGACTTATGCAAAGACCTTTACGTAGCTATAGTAGCTAATAGATGGGAAGATGCAATAAAGTTAGTAGATGATCTACGTACTGTTCTGTTAACGTATAGAGATGCGTGTTAAAGGATATAAAATGGGTATACTGGTAAATATATTATTTATGGTGATGAGTAGCGAAACGTTTAAAGCGTTACTGAAAAAAGGTACGAGAAAATTAGTTGAAACTAGTGGGGTATCAATTGATAATGAATTAGCTATTGCTTTACTAAAAGATGTTGCTGAAAGTAATGGTAATAGATTCGGTGAAGATATTGATGGTAGTAAAGTAGGTAAAGAAGTAGTTTCTAATATTATACAAGGACTTACACATGCCTAGTTTTGGTAAAGTTAGTTTAGACAGACTACGTACTTGTCATCCTGATATACAGAAAGTTATGAACGAGGCTATAAAGCATTATGATTTTACTATTCTATTTGGATATAGAACTCCTGCAGAGCAATTTGAACTATTCAAAAAAGGTAGAACTTTAGTAGGTAAAGAGTGGAAAAAGACTGGTGCTACTGTAACAGATAAAGATGGTACAAAAAAAGTTAGTAACCATAATTTTAACCCTTCTAAAGCTATAGACATCGCACCGTTCCCTATTGATTGGAATAATATTAATAGGTTTTTAGAGATGGCTAAAGTAGTAAAGAAAGCTGCTGAAACCGTAGGTGTTAAGATAGTCTATGGTGGTGATTGGAAGATGAAAGATTACCCACATTTTGAATTAGGAGTATAGCATGGGTTGTAAAGTAAAACCAAAGAAATAGTTACGTGGCTTACGCCATGTACTAATAAGCGTATATAAAGTTAGTGTATTGTATACTATCAATATAGAAAATATAACAGGATAATTAATGAAGATAGATAAAACTACGTTATTGGCAACACTAAAAGCAGATTTAAAGAGTGCTGAAATACTAAAAAGAGAATGGGATTCACAGATACTTTCATGGAAACGTGAAGATAACGGAGATCCATATGGTAATGAGGTAAAAGGTAAATCGTCAATAGTATCACGAGATATAAAGAGACAAAGAGAGTGGCAACACGCTACACTAGTTGATCCATTTGTAAGTAGTAGTAACATAGTTAAAGCTTTACCTGTTACATTTGAAGATGCTAAATCAGCTAGACAAAGTGAGTTGTTACTTAATACTCAATTCTGTAGACAGTTTGATAGATATAATTTTGTTACTAGGTTAGTTAAAATTATGAGTACTGAAGGTACCGCTATTATTCAAACTGGTTGGGATTATGAAGATCAAGAAATTGATGTTGATGTTGAAACAGTTATTATGGGACCTGATGGAAGAGAAACCGTAGTTACAGAGAAATCTACTGAACTAAAGATTTTAAGAAATAGACCTACTGCTAAGATATGTAGAAATGAAGACATTTATCTAGACCCTACTTGTATGGATGATTTAGATAAGAGTCAATTCGTTATTCATAGATATGAAACTGATATGAGTACACTTAGACAAGATGGAAGATATAAGAACCTTGATAAACTTGCACAATCACTCGATAAAAGAGATACAACCTATAGACCACAAGATACAACTGTATTTAGGTTTAGAGATGATCCAAGAAAGAAAATAGTTGTGTATGAGTATTGGGGTAACTACGATGTTAATAATGATGGTATCGCTGAAGCTATTGTATGTGCTTGGGTTGGTGATACTATAATTAGACTGCAAAGTAATCCTTATCCTGATAAGAAACCCCCATTTATTGTTGCACCATTTAGTAGTGTACCATTTCAATTGCATGGTGAGTCTAATGCTGAAATGATTGGTGACAGTCAAAAAGTTAAGACGGCTATTATTAGAGGACTTATTGATAATATGGCTCAAAGCAATAATGGACAAGTAGGTGTTAGAAAAGGTGCTCTTGATGCGGTTAATAGAAAGAAATGGGTAGGTGGACAAAACTTTGAATTTAATGGAACACCAAATGATTTCTGGTTTGGACAATTTAATGTACTGCCTAATAGTGCATTTGATGTACTTGGTCTTATGAACAATGAAATAGAGAGTTTAACTGGTGTTAAAAGTTTCAGTGGTGGTATTACAGGTAACAGTTTAGGTGGAACAGCTACGGGTGCTAGAGGTGCCTTAGACGCAACAGCTACGAGAAGAATGAACTTAGTTAGAAACATAGCAGAAAATGCTATTAAACCTTTAATGAGAAAATGGATGGCGTACAATGCTGAGTTTCTAAGTGAAGAAGAAGTTATCAGGGTTACTAACGAAGAATTCGTAGCTATTAGAAAAGATGACTTAACTGGTAACATTGATATTGATATCGAGATTAGTACCGCTGAAGATAATGCGGCTAAGAGTCAGGAGTTAAGTTTCCTATTGCAAACCGTAGGTCCGAACGAAGATCCTGCAATTAGAAAAGAAATAATGGCTCAGATAATGGAATTAATGAGAATGCCAGAACAAGCAATGAAATTAAGAACGTACCAACCTCAACCAGATCCTGCTGCTGAACAAATGAAACAACTAGCACTTCAAAAAGCTACGTTAGAGAATGCTGTTTTACAAGCTACAATAGAAGACTTAAAAGCTAGAGCTAACGAAAACAAAATTGATATGCAACTTAAAACACAAAAAGCTGAAGTTGAAGCTGCTAAAGCTAGAAAACTTGGCAGTGAAGCTGATAGACTTGATCTTGATTTCCTTAAAAGTGATCAAGGTATACAGATGCATGAAGAAATGCAAAGGGCTGAACAAACTCATAGACAGAATATGGAGATGAAAGCCGTAGATCATGACCA